ATATGGGATTACGATGTCCACAGAGGTTGACCTCCGCTGGCAGTGGATGTGTGCATTTTTGGGACGGGTTCTACGCTATAGACAGGGGCGGAAATTTCTTGCGGGGGTGGGGTTTGGGATTTCCAAAAACAACCGCAAGGTGTTGTAGGACGCATAATCGATATTATGTTAACAGTGTTATCGTTTGTTTACAACAACTTAGCTGTTTTGAGCGCTGCGAGTTATCATTATGACAATGATGGGGCGCTGATTGATGCCGATCTTTGCGCGCGTAGTTCGGTCACGCTGGATGACTGATATACAGGACTTTTAGCCCTTATCATCTCGATTTATTAACGCCTTTCTGTTGCGCGTCTTTGGCATTAGAATTTTGCTGGCAGCTTTCATTGCGTCATCGTACTGCCGCGAACCTTCTTTAAACATTTCCAAGCTGTCACGCAATTTCATGATGCGCTCCTTGGTTCTTTTAGGTGTGCTGTCTTTTTTTAGCACTGCAAACAACTTGCTGCGGATTGACTGCGTAAACGACTGAGGCGGTGCCTTGCCGTCAACAGTTGAAAGTTTTGGCCCACGCTCGTTCAAGATCCTGTTGTAGTCCTTGTTCGATCCAGCCTTGCCCATTGAAGCCATTAACTTTCTCCCTGTGACACGTCAACGTCACCACCGGCCCATGATATTGTGATCGCTTGCTGCTGTGGTGCATCTTCTTTCTTGTCCCTCACGCCATGAGGCTGGTTCCTTGATGTTGTCCATTTCAGCGTTTCAATCTCTAGCTTACGTCTGTTGACCTCGGCATGTAGCTTGCGCTGATCATCCACGTCAGGCAGCGGAGACATAGCCAACTGGTTGATCCTGTCGGTGTAGAACTCAGCCTGTTGCACTCGACCTTTGCGATACAGTTCCCACAGATCCTCGTCCAATTGCACAGCGCGTGTAATTGATCGATAGCTTGGCATGTCATCAGCTTGACAGATTTCAGTCAGCGTTATGCCTTCAGCCAGCTTGTCTACGATGCTCTGCATGACACGTTTGTTGACGGTCTTTGATTTTTTAATCATGCACCCTCCAACAAAAAAAAGCGCCCTCGAAAGGACGCCAGTGAACCAACACAGGGAAAGCTATTGTATCACGCCATTGCACATCAGGTGTAAGTTGGTAAATAGATTTTATTTGTATGCAGCATATTTAGTTTTGGTTGCACTTATGCTATGACCACGTTGAGGGCGGCTTAACACAAACGTCTACCTGCGTTCCGCTGTTATTTCTGCCAACATACACCGCCGCCCTCAACTTATACCCATGACATTCGCCAGCTTATCCAAGCCGTCCCGTAGCCTTTCGATGCCCATCCTGCTGGGCAATCTGTACCGCTTGGCCCAACTGTTTGCACTCTCGCACTCCACGACAACAGCCCGGACAACACTGACATGATCCATGCCCAGCGCTTGCTGTAGTTTGATGTAGTCGCTGAACGCATACTCATTGATCCCGCTGCCAGATCCACCGCCATCCACGATGATCCTGTCATAATTCGACGTCACCCTGCCAGCCTGTCGCGTCTTGTCAAACAGCACATAGAACGCATGAGCAGCATCGTATTGCCGCTGGCTGACCAGCCCCCTTGCCTTGTACCTGTCCATCGGCGTTTGCCTGCTGATGTAGGCCCGTTTGACACTGCCCAAACGACCGCCATCCACTGTCTCATACTGCACACCGTCAGCCTGTTTCAGCGCCTCTGGCGTGCCATGATCAGCACGGCTTTTCGGCGCGTTCAGCGGCTTGGCTTTTTTCCTCTTTCGTACCATCTTTTAACCTTGTGAATAATCGGCTGCATGGGGCCGCATATCGTTCGGCCCTATGGCACCCTTACCGTTAGCCTTAGATAGCGCTGTAGGTGGCCTCTCAGGCTCTCTCAGGGCTAACTGCGCGCCTAATCCTGCGTACCCTGCCTTGTCCACCCATGAATCAGCGTGATTTATGCTTTGGAGCAGCCTTGCTGACTTCATCCAATCCATCATCAATGCGACATGCGCCGGGGTCAGATCACCATCGGCTGATCGCACGATAATATTCCAGCCGTCAGCGATGCGTTGAAAGCTGGCCTCTGCATCCCCATAATCTTGCGCGCGCCGACCTGTCACCAAGCTGATTGCGCGCTCTAATGCTTCCAGCGCCTTCATTGTTCCCACGCCTTGTACACCCAGCAGTCATTGCGCTCACGATGTCCGACCCGGTACGGCAGGTTATCCTCCTGCACGACGCTGCGCCGAGTGATGCACACTTTCTCTGCTAACCCCGCCACAGTCAGTGACTTGATCAGGTTGGCGCTCTTATGCGTGCTGATCGACATGACCTCTGCAAGATACTTCGCCGTGCATGGCCCAGCCTTACGCATCTCGTTTAGCAGGATGATTGCGTCATCGTTGACTTGCCGCCTGACATACGTTCGATCTGCTGGCAGCACTTGGCGTCTGACTTGCTTGGCTTGCTCACGTTCATATTCCAGCATTGCTTTGCCGAGTGCTGCCTCTGCACCGGGCAACAACACGTCAACGGGTAGACGCTGTGCTGTACGTGATAAAATTAGATCTGTACTTGTTTTCATTTTTTTTGCTCCTGTTCTAGTTCATGTTTACGTTTGCGTATCGCGTCTAACTCGTCAGCGTTCCAAGCTGGTAAGATCCAAGCATTGCATCCTTGCTCGTATAAAATCCGTCGACGGTTTGCGAACCCTTCTAATTCGCCAAGACAAGTGATCTTATTTATCTTCAGAAGGAATATTTCATGTCTATCTTTCACCGCAGGATGACCCGATTTTGAGCGATGGAGGAGGGCGGAGGATACCTAAAGGTATTTCCTCCACCTCCTCCACCCATTCGCCGCTGGAGGTTTAGGCGGAGGAAAGCGGAGGAAAGCGGAGGAAACACGCTCTCAAACCCCTTATTTATATGACGTTCCATTTTCCTCCGCTTTCCTACGCTTGCCTGATTTTGTATTTTGACGCGCAAAGCCAGAAATGCTCGTCATTCGCCGCTAAATGACCGTCACTTATCATCACTGAAACGCTCTCTCTGAACGTCCCTCTTTTGTTTTGCGTGGTGATTTTTCCGTAGAAATGTGACCGCAGATCTGCCTCTGAAATCGCCCATCTGGTGCCACTATCTGGCCACCCTGCACCGCTTGGATTTGGCGCTCCGATGCGCTCTCCCTGCAACTGCATGAAGCACTCCACCAGCAGCTTGCCATTCTTTGACATTGGCTTTCGTTTGGCGTCTGCTATCTCTTCGCCTTGCACTGGCTCAATCACGCAGGTCGTTACGTCATCCCCATCCTGATCCACGCCCAACGTGATGACGTCCAGCTTGAACGCAAACTCTGCCCCGGTTTCCATGTCACGCTGCTTTGTGGCGCGCGCAAACCGCAGTCCATCCTCTCTGCTCAACTCCATTTCAATTTCTGTATCTGTTGCGGCGCGCAGGCTGCTATGCCCTCTTGCCCCTGCCGCAACATCCTTGCCGCTGTGATGCACCAACATGCAGTGCGCCCCGGTTGCTGCTCTCATGGCGTCTACGTTGCTGATAAACGCCGTCATATCCTCTGGGCCGTTCTCATTACCCCCTGCCATTGCCCTGGACACAGTATCCACCACAATCTGGACGCAATCCTGCCCTGACGCTTCTTTGATTTCCTCGACCAGCGCTATGATTTCAGCCAGATCAGCATTTGGCCGCAGCAGATCCACCGGGCTGGGCCTGATGTATAGCGGCACGTCAGTGCGCTCATACTTCTGCGCCAGCGCGTATATCCTGTTGTGAAAGCTACTGCCGCCTTCAGTTGCCAGATACAGCACTGGCCCACCTGATACCCTAAACCCGTGCCACATTTCACCTGACGCGACATGCCAAGCCATATCCAGCGCAGCAAATGATTTACCTACGTTTGACGGCCCGTACATCACCGACATCTGACCGCAGCCCAGCCATCCCTTTATAAGATAGTTTGCTGTTAAGATTGGCCGCGCTTGTGACGGCGTAAACACCGTATCCAGCAGCTTTGTTTCCAGCGCGTCTTTGACGGCCTCTGCGCCTTGCGCCAGTAATACATCGTTCCAATCATGCCCGGCTGTGCTTGGCGCTTTCCATTGCAACCCTGTTTCTTTGGCGGCTTTGATCCCGGCTGCATCATTATCTGCCGCAACAAACAGATCAGCTTCCGGGCGCAACTGTGCTAGTATTGCCGCCACCTTGGGTAAGTTCCCGGATGACAGGCAGAACACCGCAGGACGCCCCGTAGATAGCGCCACTGACGCTGCTGTGGCCCATCCTTCGCACAGGTACGTTCTGCCCTCGACAGATCCGTTAAGCACCGCGAACGATCCATCTGTGACCATGCCTGCGGTAAAGCGCTTGGTGCCGTCTGGCTTAATTGTTTGACTGCCAACTTGCTTGCCGTCTTTGGCGATCACCTTAATGACCACGCTGGTATCCACCACAGCAGCGCCATACAGCGGCACCCCTTTAATATCGTGGTAAAGCTGCGAGCTACTGCCATGCTTGGCAAACGGGTTGCCGTTAATCCTTGGCATTGGCGCGATTGGCTCACCTTTTATGAACTCTGGCCAAGCCCCATCATCGCGCATGGTTTGCGTCAGGTCTTTAAAATTGCAGCCTTGATTGCAGTTGATCCGCACCACGCCTGCCTTTTCCGACATGTAGAACCTGTCGGTGCCAATGCATTGGGGGCATGGCCCGTTGTAATGATTAACGCCAGTTTTTTTTAGGTTATATTTGGCGACAATCTTTGGTGCCCATTCGTGCCACCATACTGGATGATTTGACATCTCTTTACCCATTTTAAAGCCCTGTTGGTCTGTGCGTAGGGCGGCGCAAACCGCCCTTGCTGTGCGTTAAAACGGGATTTCATCGTCAATCTGATCAAACGCTTGGGCTGCTGGCGGCGGTGCGCTGGGCGTTGATTGGTTAGGCAGGCCAAACGGGTTGCCGCCCACAGCCTTGCTGGCAAACGGGTTGCCCCCTTGGCTTTCTTTGCGCTCTGCTAATTCCAGCACCATTATATCTGTAGGGCGCAAGCCAACGCCTGCTTTGCCTGCGTAATTCCATGGCTTGATGATAAACTGAACGCAGATCTTTGACCCTGTGGTTAGCTGAAAGTCAGGCTGTGCCGCAGATCCGTCCTGCATCCATTGCTTGGGCTTAGAGTTGGCATCGCCATACGTTTTCTTTGTGATCTTGGCGATGTAGTGCCCGGTTTCATCTTTCTTGAACACGTCATCCAAAGACTTTGGCGTCCAATCTTTCCAATCGTCTTTGCGCTGCGCGTTGAACTCTTTGCGCATTGCCCCTGCCAGCGCCTTTGCGTCAGCCTCGTTCAGCACCACGCTGACCTCGTAACTGCCCTCAACATCTGTGGCGTCAGTTGCCACGCTGCGGTTTTGTACGGCGTCAAATTTGTAAGCCCTGTCTAGTTTTGGCCATAATGCTTCGACGTTTTCCAGTGCGTAAATCATATCTATCTCCTGTGTATGATGTATATTTAGACTTGTATGTTCAGCTTAAATTTGGGGAGACTTCCCACACGGTTATGCTGGTTCCCCATTTGCCAACAACTCTTTCGCCAGAATTTTGAATAACGCCTTCGTTCTTCAACTCTGTTATGCGCGGCTTAACGCTGATTTCTGCCCTCTGTAAAAGATTGCAAACTTGTTCCGCTGTAAGCCTTTTGTTGTCTATAAACAGTTGCTTGACTTGATCACGCAGCGTGACCTTACCGGCAGCATTAAACTGCGCAGCAAGTTCGCTGGCGTCATTATCTTGAAAGCCAATGTCATCTTCATTGTAGCCCATGTTTTTTCCTTGTCTGTTTAATAAGTTTATTTTTCAGACACGCTCAAAGCTCCACCCAATCAGGCCAGCCAGTTGTGTACTCGCCAGCTTTCTTGGCTTCTGCGATCAGCTTCAGCGTATCCAACATAATGGCGTGGCCGTGCCGCAGCGTGTCAGCCGAAATGTCAAAGCACTGCACTGCATGTGGCGCGTTGCTTTCAACGGCGAAGATGTTGGCGGTGTCTAGCTTGATGCCTTCGATGCCGCAGACGTACAGGTAAAACGCCATCTGTATGTGGTAGCCGTACTTGTAAAACGGCCCATATGGCGATTGCCAAGCTGCTGGCGCTGCTGTCTGGCATGTCTTGACATCCATAAGCGTGCGCAGCCTTTCGTTAAACCCATCTGGCTTGCACTTCAGATCCAGCCCTGTCTCCGGGCATGTCACATAGATGCTTTGCTCAATCTGCCAGCCGTCCATGCTCCACAGTTCCTCGACCTGCATGTTGTCGTGCAATGCCTGTGTGGCTTTCTCTGCCCGGTGGTATTCTTGGACAGGCAGCAGGATCTCGTCTGGCCCCATGCCTTCCTCTAATTCAGACCATGCTTTGCCTCGCCGCGTTTCTGGCCCTCTGTGAACAAGGTTTCTCTGAGGCTCACAAAAGTTGGCGTGGACAGCGCTGCCAAACTGCATTGCTGGCGATGACTTAACTTCTGTGCCAAACCAATGCGCCACGCTATTGAGCGCAACTGACTTCACGCTGGTGCTGCCTATCGCATCGTTGGCGTGGTATTGCTCGTTTGTTTCTGTGGTTATCATCTTGCTTCACTCTTGGTCATCATGTTCTCCCTCAATTTGACCCTCACCTTGGCAAGTGGGGCATACCTCTTGCCGCTCTTCTTCATATCCAATGTCCCGGCCAAAGCTCTGACGGTGGTACAGCGTGATTGTGATGTACTGATCGCCGTGGCATTCGGGGCATGTGATCATCCCAGCGCCTCCGCATACGCCGCCATCAGCAGCGCCTCTGCTCTGTGTTCATCTTTCTTGTGACGCAGACGTTGGCTGACTGACGGGTACAACTGCTGGGCCATCCTGCGCGCACCATCTTTGTCGCTTGGCACGGCTGCATCACGCTTCCATTTGGCGGGTGTCACGATCCTGTGTGGCGTTTTGGTGGCGATAAGGCACGTCAGGATCTGCCCATATGCAAACATGATCTTGCCTGCTGACACGATGCCTTGGCCCGGTCTGGTGGATTGCTTTTCGACCACACACAGTTCAATTTCGACTGAGCGCAGGATGTCCATAAGCTGCTCTGTGTCCACGCCACTTTTGTGGAACACAGGCAGGTCATGAACCTCAGCCCAGTTGCCTTGCAGCAATGCCACGCCGCCTGTGCTCCAGCCGGGATCTATCCCTGCAAATATCAATGTGTTTCACCCGCAGCTTTAACGGCTGCTTCATGCAGATCGTCGTGTAAATCTAGATGATTACGCAGCGCCACCTCTACTTCGCGGCTAGTATCACGATAATTTTGCAAGGCTTTTAGCTTCACTGCGCGTATTATGTGATCTGGTAACTTAATGTTAAACTGACGTTTTTTCATTTATCTCGCCTGTCTGGTAAATTTAGACTTGTATGGCACGTCAATTTATCTGTGTAAATAACGATAAATTAGACTTGTATAAATTAATAACATGTGCATTTTAGACGTTATGATTCCGATTGGATCATGATGATATTAATAAATCGGCTGCGGCGACGACACAGACCGCAGACATGGAGGTGAACTAAAATGCAGACAATAACGTCGCCTTATCCAACAGAGAAAGGAAACGTGCTGTACTTGCGGTATGGCAGAGGCTCTGGCTCAACGGCCAATCGAACAATACAAAAAATGATAGCATCTGCCTCGCTCAGTACACCCTCTGTAGCAGCATCAGGCGCAACAACTGTCTGGGCGAACGGGCCAATGGCCCCACCACAAAATCATTTTCGATCCAATAAACAAAAACAATCACACACATGGAAACAGAAAATGAACACACACACATGCGCAGCTTATATGCGTGACAACGATGATGGCCGCGAACTGCGCACATACATCAAAATGCAGGACGATCTGCACTCGCCAAAGTACTTCAAAGAAGCTGAAGACCACAGCCGTATGCAGCCGCAAGACCGCCCGGTACTGTGGCGCGCAATAGAGCATTGTCAAAAAACAGGAGCAATCTTTACTGCCGTCAAACTGAACAGCTTTGGCAAAACTAAAGCAGAAGCACTGCGCTTTCTCAAGCATGCAAACGTGCCATTTCGGATTGAGCGCAGCCCGTCATGCAACATCAACAACATCGACATGGCTATAGATTTTGCAGAGGATAACATTAACGCCGTGGCCAGCCGTACCAAGGCAGCGCTGGACAAGATCCAACAACAGTTTGGCGATGGTGCAGCGCACGTCAGCCACGCAGGCAATATGATCACCAAGCTGGGCGCGCCTGATCCCAGCATCGCTAACGCGCGCAAATCTGAAATCGCGCTCAAAAGAACTCTTATGTATTTCGACATGCTGTATACCTACAGAAAGCAAGGCATGTCATTCCAACGCATCGCGGATGAATTAAACAGTCACGGTGTGCCTTCGCCAACTTCAACCAAGAATAACCCCAAGCTATGGTACGCCAGTGGTGTTTCTAATTATTATAAGCGAGGTCTAGATGCCCACAAGAATAAAGCCAAACGCAATGAAGCGGTCTGACGCTGCTGACTTTTGCGGAATATCGATAAGTCAATTCGGCAAGATGATTAGAAACGGCACAATGCCTAAAGCGCGCGATGCAGCGGGTGCAAAGATCTGGCTCAGGACAGAGTTAGAAGATGCACTGGCAGCGCTGGCGCTGGACGGGGAAAGGGATGAGGGATGCGCGGATCAGGCATTTGGCTTAAACACTTAAACCCAGCAGGGTGGCATAAGAACGGGACTGAACGCTTTTACTTCAGACCCAAAGGTGAGCGTTCACCATTCCCACCAGAATGGAAAATGCCAGCACACGCGCCGCACCACCCTGCGTTTCTGTCAGCATACGCAAAGGCTTTTGACCTATACGCAACTATGCAGGCTGGCGAGGTAGTGCATGAGCCAGCTTATGAGGGCAGTCTAGCCCATGCTGCTGTTGAATATAAAGCAAGTGTGGCGTTTAATTTGCTTGACCAGACAACGCGCGCACGGCGCAGAAAAAGGCTGGAAAGTACAGTTGACCTGTACGGCAAAGCGTCAGTGGCCCAGCTTGAGCGGCGGCATATCTTAAAAGACCTGTCACGTTTCGACGGTCATCCGCAGCGCAATCATTTAAAAATGTGGCGGCACTTTGCAAAATGGTTAGTCA